ATATGGTGGTGAGGATACTGGAGCAGTAACAACCACTTTAAATGGAGCTATAGATGCAAGCACAACAACCATAGTTCTAACAAACGCTACACAGTTTCCAGCAACAGGAACAAATTTTGTATTAATTGGAACAGAAATGATTCAATACACAGGCATAAGCAGTAACACATTAACTGGTGTAACACGAGGTGCTCGAGGAACAACTGCTGCATCTCATAGCGATGGAGCTACTGTTACTAACGGTACAGATTATGCTGCATGGAATGAACAAACAGCAGAAGGTTTGGCTTTAGATCCTGGCATGTGGTCATTAGATAATTTTGGTGACAAAGCTATTTGTTTAATTCACGATGGCCCTGTTTTTTCTTGGGACTCTAATTTAGGTAATGCTACAGAAACTAGAGCAACTATTATATCGGGTGCACCAACAGCATCAAGACACATGGTGGTATCAACACCTGATAGACACTTAGTATTTTTTGGAACAGAAACAACTATTGGAGATACGTCTACACAAGATGATATGTTTATAAGATTCTCAGATCAGGAGGATATAAACACTTACGCACCTACAGCAACCAATACAGCTGGTACACAGAGACTGGCCGACGGATCACAGATCAGAGGTGCTATTAGGGGTAGAGATGCAATTCTTGTTTGGACTGATACAGCTTTATTTACACAACGTTTTGTTGGTCAACCGTTCACCTTTGCCTTTTCACAGGTTGGAACACACTGCGGACTTGTTGGACAGAATGCATGCGTAGAGGTTGATGGTGCAGCTTATTGGATGTCAGAGAATGGTTTTTTTAGATATGGTGGTAAACTAGAATCACTACCTTGTTTAGTAGAGGATCACGTTTATGATGATATAAATTTAACATCGGGTAATCAATTAGTATCTGCAGGATTAAATAATCTATTTGGTGAGGTTATGTGGTTTTATCCTTCTGCTACATCAGATGTAGTTAATAAAATGGTTGCATACAACTATTTTGATTCTTCACCGCAAAGACCTGTATGGACTGTAGGCACACTTGCTAGAACTATGTGGAGAGACTCTGCTGTTTTTGGGACACCACACGCATTAGAATACACTGCAGGTAATGATTCATCTTTTGATGTTGTAGGAAACACAGAAGGTAGAACTGCATATTATGAACATGAGACAGGCACAGATCAAAATAAAAATGGTACTATAACAGCAGTGTTATCAAACATATCTTCTGGAGATTTTGATATAAGTCAAAGAAGAAGTATAACTGGTCAAACAACTGGAGCAGCAGATCTTAGAGGAGATGGTGAGTTTATAATGAAGATAAGAAGATTCATACCAGATTTTATATCACAAACAGGAACTACAAGAGTT